AAATATCAGCTTCTATCCCACCAAGTTCGTGTTTTATGTAACCTGAAGCTCCTCCAGTTAATGCGCTGGTTCTTATAGCCATAGTACCTGCTCCTGTACCTACAACTATGCCTCCGTCCGCTATAGCAGATATATCAGCTTCTATCCCACCAAGTTCATGTTTTATATAACCAGATGCACCGCCAGTTAACGCACTTGCCCTTATAGCCATAGTGCCTGTGCCTGTACCTACAACCATACCGCCATCAGCTATAGCAGATATATCAGCCTCTACCCCACCAAGCTCGTGTTTTATGTAACCAGATGCACCGCCTGTTAAAGCACTTGCTCTTATTGCCATAGTGCCTGTGCCTGTACCTACAACTATGCCTCCATCAGCTATGGCTGAAATATCAGCCTCTACCCCACCCTTTTCATGTTTTAATGTTCCAGTAGATGATGTGAACGCTGCTAATTCTACAGGGTCAGTAGCACCATCACCAACAATAATTGAACCATCAGCAAGAACCGACATGGCAGTTATAGCACTAGTTCCAGAACCTAACAATATTCCACCATCAGTTAATGTGGTAGCACCTGTTCCACCATTCGCAACACTTAACACTCCTGAAGTAGCGTCTGACCTGCTATAAGAAATTAATCTCCAATCGGCAGAAGCATACTCATAAAGACAAGCTACATCTCCAGCAGCAGTTGTAATATTTGAATCATCAGGAAGAATTAAATCGGTAGCATGGTGAGTTAATGTCAAAATCCCATCAAACTGAAGCCAAACTATATAACCAGTACCCTTAGTACCTATACTTGTGATAGCAGTAGTACCAGTTATATCAAATATGTTTCCTGTGCCTAATGTTAAAGCATTTGTAGATGCTACATCACTTCCAACAGTAGGATTAAAATAACCTGTGCTGTCATGTGAAAGAGCTAAAGCTGTATCCAAAGCAATATCATTTGCAAGAATATTAGTGTTCTCTGTGTTTAATCTTGCTGCCGTTATAACTGTTATATTAGCTAGCCAAGTCGTGTTTGCCGTTGTGTTACTAATGTAAGTTGCCATTCTCTCCTCCTATTGAGCTACTGATGTTCTACTTGGTGTCGGTCTCCTCCCAAGAGGTTTAGCATCTACTTGAACTGAAGTTACATAAAAGTCATCACCCTCTGTACTATTAGAAAATTTTATACCTATCCTACGAGCAGGTTGTCCTAAAGGCAATATAGCCTCTAGGTTATATAAACTACCTTTAGGACATATGGCTTGGTCTACGATAGCATCAGGGTCATCAACCTTTAATGCCAACGCTATAAAATTAACAGACTGTGGTGTATTAGCTATCCCATCCGTTGTCCATTGAAGACTTAAATCATCATCATCATCTATAGCTGTATTAAATCCTGTGAAGATGATTCGCTTAAACATCTTCATACTTACATTATCACCAAATCCAGATTCTGGTAAATACACCTTACCCGTGTATGCTTCATTATTGTCAGCAAAGGTTGATTGGTTTAAATCCCAAACAAATCCTGTAGTGTTAGCACCTGTCCTTAATCTGTAATCACCAGCAGCAACTTTAACTAAAGCTGAAACAGAAGCATTATATCCACAATCAAAATCTTCATTCTCAAAAGGCGCACCCCACGCTTGGTCAACTGGTCTATCTATAAAATAAGGTAAGCACACATCAACTACAGTAGAACCAGACTTAACCATAAACACCAATACTGCCCTTATCTTAGGGTCGTAGTTTATGTGGAACTTACTTATCTGTGTTAAATCTACATTATCTCTAATCCACCTATCTATAAAAGCTGGTTTAGTAATACTTGAGGCTTTGTAATCACCTTTCGCATTTACAGTAACAAGACTATAAATTTCTCCATCATCCATCATTATCAACATATCATTAGGAGTCCGTGTCATAACTCTCCAATGAGCAGAACCAGCATTAAACTGTGCTAAAGTAAAACCCCAGGTAGAAATGTCAGAATTTGAGTCTTGTAGAATATAAGTATTACGAGCAGTAGTGATAAACAAACTATCACCAAACTCATACATACCAGTAATACTGCCTCCCTCTCTCGTAGCAAACACGTTATTAGTGTCTGAAATAAATCCATTAGTTGCACCCCAATCATCTGCATCAAATATTTTACTACCAAAGATTTTATTATTAGTTGTCCAAGACCACATCCTTTGAGATAATCCTCTACCATGTAAAACCAACTGCTGTGGATATAAAGAATCAGTAGCCCAATCAGGTGCAGGAGTGGACACATCTGATGTACTACCAGCAGCACCATCCCATGTCTGTAATACAGATGCACCATCAGTAGTAACAAGCAAGTCATTCATGCTTGACATATCCCAATAGTTTGTGGTAGATAATCCTGTTTTTAAAGTATCTGTAAAATTCTTATAAAGTTTTCCATCAGCACCAGCCATCATAAGAAACTGAGTTCCGGTAGTCAGAATAAAATCATGTAGCTTCATTAACTTAGGTGTACCAGAAATGGCACTAGTGTTTACATGAGAAGTACCACCACGCTTCCTGCGCCCACCATCTTGCAGAGTTGTATTAATAGAGCCATCAATCATAGCTCCTAACTGCAAAGAGTCAAGGTTAGGATTGTAATTAAACCCACCTGCGTTTAAATCAATCTCAATAGTCTTTCCTGAGTATCCCATTATTTACCTTTTCTTCTTTTTATTATAATCAGTCTTTTGTCTTTTTCTCTTTGCTTCTTCTTCAGCTTCATGAGTTGCTGTTTCCTCCAAGAGTTCTTTTATGGACACCATATTCCCTGCTGCGGAGGGATTCCTTCTTGCTCTTGAAAAAAGCCTACCAGTTAATTCGTCTCTATGGATTGTGTAACCTGCCTCTTCTTCACCCTCCATTCCTTCCCTAAAAGTAGGATGTTTTTGCCCTTTTAAAATTTGACCTGTTCTTGGATTTCTTGTACCCTGATGAGGGATTCCTTCCTTCCCAGCAGAAGGATTAGCTGGTTTTCTTGGAGGTGCATTTTTTTGGTCATAACCAGAACCTCTTGGGTCAAACTTTTTAACTTTACCTTTCAGGAGTTCTTCTTTGTTCAATACTGTTCTTTTTTTTGCCATTATCCCTCCACCGAAATATTAAGATTGCTTAAATCCATACCATAAGCCTCACGAACAATCATAGCGTTTAAATCCCCACGATACTTCTGAGCTTCCTGCGTCTGCCTGTTGTCATCTAAATCTTCTAAACATTTATACTTCACACCTTGTATAAAGAGACTCCTCCACCTTCTATATAAAGTTGTCATTAAAGTAGAAGCCAGGTCAATACGAAGCAAGTCAGCATAATATTGATGACGAATACCGTACCCATTTGTATCACTCGCAGAACGGAAAGGTGTAGGAAATAAAATAAATTCTCCATTATCGGAATCTCCGATAGGAAAGAAATGTGTAGGTTCTCCTCTCTCCGGTGAGGTTCTTCCAGAGTCATGTCGCCATACAGGAGTTTGCTGAAGGTCTTTATACTTATCAACAACCATATAAACAGATGTACTGTCAGGGTTAGTTGACCAAGTATCGTTTACGGTTGCAACATTAGTGGAAGCTACAAAGGCAGTTATCTGGTTTATCTGCGCAGAACCAGTACCAGATAAAATCATTATTTCTTTGCCAATTAAATCAGAAGCGGTATTAGCAGCAGCAAGGGTTATAGTAGTAGCCGCACCTGCTTGAGCCGTACCAGTAACGCTTCCGGTCATTAGTGTTATTGACATTTCTGAGGAGAAATCTGTAGGGTAGGAATACTTCTCTACTCCATTAGTAGTAACAGCAAATGAAGTAGCATAGAGGGATTTTAACTTCTTAGATAAAGTCCATATATCATTCTTTATCTCTTCTATCCACTCGTCTTGTGAACGAGTTAAAAGTGAAGATGCAGCGTTACCGTAGCCAGCCTTCTTTATACCTTCAGTTGTAATAATCGCAAGTGTCGGAGCTGTTGGAGCAGCCATGTTGTCGTCTCCTGATGTTGTATATTAAGTTACTACATACACTATTTATAAATATAATTCAAGCCTTTTTTCTCTGCTATTTCGTTATCTATTAACTCCTTTATAATAGCATCATACTTTGGCTTACTAAGTTTCTTGTCAGTTAAAGATGCTTTGTTAGATATTAGTTTTGTAAAGGTGGTATGATTTAACCTACCCTCAGACAATAATGCTTTTGCTTGCTGCCCTAAATCTGTTTTTAATGCAACAAATCTTTCAGCATTTGCTGTTTTTACTTCTAAATCTATTTCTGGTTTATTTTCTTTTACATCAAATGGTTTTATAGCTTTCTCTATCTTTTTAACTAATTTAGTATGGTCTTTTATTAGGTCGTATGGTTCTTCATTCCTATACTCATGCCTTTTATCTTTTCCATTGTAGTATCTCTTAGTTCCGTTATCATCTTCTACATAGAAGTTTGCTTCACTACCACTCTTGGTAGTCATACCGACCCAATACCCCATACTTATCTCTCCTCTATTGTTCCGTTTATAATATGAAAACTGGTAGTGAAACATTAGCCTTGTGCTATCGGAGTGTTCCGTGTGTCTCTCATTTTATCTTCTCCGTTTCTACCCTTTCTTGCAAACTGCATCCTCTCTCTTTTATCGGCATCTCTCTTCCTTTTTGCTTTTCTCACCTTGTCGTGGTGTTCATCTGAAGGGTGAGAATTTGGTATAATATTCAGTCCTATTGCTATTCTATCTGGCATCTTGTTCTCCTTTCCGTTGTAGTTTCTGGTTTAGCAATTCAAAAGGTTTATGTAATAACAGCGCCTCCATAACTTCTATGGCTACGTCATCACTCCACATAGTTCTTATAGCAGAAGGGAATCTTAATGCAACATTAAAATCAGACTCAGTAAACTCTTCTGGAGTTGGCATACCTTCTAACTCACCACTATCTCCTTTAGCGCCATCAGTAAAAACACCTACTGAGTGAGGCTTATCTTGCTTGCGCTTCATAATCGCTTCAGCCTGAACAGACATCATTCCCAATGGAGTTATCTCACCTCCATCAACTTTAAAATCCATTCCACTTTCTACTCTACTATCACTTTCTATATGTGCCATCATTTACCCCCCAACATTGTTTCTTCCCATCCTTCTCTACTATAGGGTAGTCTTTACATATCTGTGGTCTGTTCTCATATATTTCGCACATCTTATTCCTACAGAACTTACAAACTGTTCCTGTTTGAAATTTGCCTTTATACTCATCATTTACTTTACTTATCTCTATACCAAAGTAACTATAGAACCTTGCTGCTTCTGCTTCCAAGTTTACAGTAACATTAGCGCCAATACAACATTGACCACACTTAATACATTTCCATTCAGTAGTCATCTTTAACTACAATCCTATTGCCATCACGCTCCACTCCAAAAGGAGTATTCGTGTCATCTTTTAACCATACCTCTGCGTCACCTACACCCATTTTCCCATTCCTTATATTGTCGTTCTATTTCGTTCTTAACAACTTCATATTTAAGTTGTGTCATACATAAAGGTGTCTTTAATTTCTCATGTAAAGGGCAAGACTCCAAAGTATAGTGCAACTGATGACAAGGATAACAGGGTACTTCATCCTGAGATGCGTGTAAGTTGGTACAGTTCTTCCAGTATTTCGTGAGATTCTCCTCAGACGAATGAGACAAGAGGACAATCTTTGGCGTGTCATAGCACCCTGCCGCATTTAATATCCCTGTCTCTGAGCCAACTACTAAATCAACATATTTTGTCATCAACATAGCCTGACGAATTGACCATTTATCTGACCTGCATTTTACCTGTGGATGCTCCCATTCTAACATAACACTAACAGCATCACCAACTAAAATAAATACTATATCATCATAAAGTTTGCATAACCAATCACAAACTATTTGTGTATAGGGATAGTTTTTGTGGAACGAGCTTCCTGCAAGTGACCACATGACCGTAAATCTTTTTCTATATTTCTTAATGTATGTCTTAGCAAGTTGATGCTCAAGTCGTGTAAAAAAAAGTTCTCCCACCTTGCCTGTTGTATCATATCCTGCTTTTTTGAATTGCTCGTCATAATAGTTCCTATTGCATTTCTCATGTCTTACTTCATGCTCCCAACGAAAAGCAGGTTTTCCTTCAACTTTAAGCAAACCACCTTCAACTGAACCAGACAGATTAATAACTTTATCGTAACCTTCAGACAGATTCTTCCAGTAACTCCCAAGTTGTTCATTAGGTATCTGATTCTCCTTTTGCATTATGTATTGGTCTATGTGAGGATTGTGGTTCAATACAGCTTTTGCTCTCGGAGTCATGTTCATTGTCACATGGTAGCCCAATTTCTTTAAGTGACTCAATAAAGGTGTAAGCATAATCGTATCGCATAATTCAACCGAACGCTCCATAGCGAATTACTAATGCTTTTTTCACAGGAACGTTCAGCCCACACCACCACCTTCCGTTTTTTCTCCAGATGCGTGCTTTGAATATACTTTTCTAATGTGATTTATAAATTCACAATACGGCAGTTCTCTCTTCATCCAGTTGCATAACGGGCAACAAGAAACAATATTGTCTTTTATGTAGCCTATTTTACTGTTGACCCTGTCCAGTCCTATCGTTAAGATTTTATCTCCGCAATAATAACATGGTTTCTGCCAATATTCTTTCATGTCCTCTATTGTAAGTTCAAATTTTATTTCTCTTTTTTTAGCGTTTCTCCTGTATGTGTCTAACTTGTAAATACTTGTTCCGCCTTTATAGTTTGGGTTATTTTGACCGCCCATCCAATGTTGCCCATGCTGATGATTTTTCTCTCCCATCATAAACTTCTTCTTGGCTATGGCATAACATTTCCTCGAACAAAAAGCCACGCCGTTATTTCTCTTTAATTGAGAAGGCTTCCTGTTTACAAGCAATCTACATTCCTGACATTTAACTTTCAAGTGACCTCTTTTTCATTAAATTCTCCATCCCGTACTGTCTTACTCTTATCTGGTTTACGAGCAATACCACCTATTATCGGAATACCCATTCGTTTAGATATTATCATAAGTGTCTTATCAAAACGGTGCGATAAATCATCATACCTTACATAGATTATATCAGCGCCACCCATCTTCTCTTTCCAGCTTGCTTTATGTCCTTGCCATCTTGCTAACATGGAAGGATACTGCCTGAACTGATAACGCATACAACCACCATAAGGTTGTGCTACTTTAAGCTCATCAACAGTTTCACATCTGGCAGCTTCTTCCCAGGTTAGACTATTCCAATGCTTCAGACAACTTTTAAATACACCTTCTTCTTCTCTGTAGATGTAAAACACATGAGCGTGTTTTGTAATTTTATTTATAATTGGTCTGAAGAATGTTCCTTCATAATGTGATTTTATTATATGTCTTGGTTCTTTTATCTGTTGTAGCACCGCTAACATATTATTAGGTACGTGCGGCAGTACAGGCATATCCATATTGTAATAAGGAAAGCTACAATATCCAAAGTTGAGAGCAATCGTATTCATTAAGAAATGAGTACCACTACGCTCATGTGAATTTACAATTACAAGTTTCATTAAGCCTTAAAGAAAGGGCTGGACTGCATCCCATTCAAGATGTCGTACAGCCAGCCCCACAAATTTAGAACCAACCGATAGTTATATTAACGTGTCCTTTACCAGCAGGAGTACCACCAGTAGGGGTAATAAAAGCAACCTCTATCTGAGTATCCGCAGGAACAGCAGCAGCTATAATAGCGTCTGTGTCGTCAAGGATATTATAATAATCTGTATCAGCAGCAGCAGCCATATTAAGCTCTGCATAAGCATCAGCGTCTCCTGTTGTACCCATTCGTACATATGCAGGGGTCGTAACCTGATTAAAAGTTTCGGTTACAGACACGCCAATGTCTAGGATTTTACCCTTCTTGCCTCCATATCCTTTGATAGCAACAGCATCACTGCCAGCACCAAAATCTATTTCGCCCCAAGAGTAAGTAATAACAACCATATCATCATAAGCCATGATATGTCACCTCCTTATGTTATAAGTTAATTTAAAAAAACACTACGCATTAGAATCCCACTTAATGATTCTTGAATCAGCCTCAGTGTTCCATTCCAACGCCCATCCACCTAAGAAATACCATGCGATACCTTTAGACCTTCCGTAATCAGTAACAACCTTCATACGAATTTCCTCTGGTACAACAACGGCTTCTCTTACGACACCTTTTCCAAACATATAGGCATCAAGTGAGTTGCCTGTAGTCCATGATTTAGCTGTAGCAGTTCTTGCATCAGCATCAATCGTAAACCGTGAAGCGTAGAAATCCTTAACGAACCTTACACCATGAAGTCTCCCAACCTCACCGTTGTAAATCTTATCAACACCAGTTTCGGTGTACTGATTTACGCCTTCCATAGCTCCTTCAAGAGATTCAAGTGCTTCAAGGGAAGCAATACATACATAAGAGTCACCTTCGTATGCTGGAACATTTCTCTTCTCCAACTCAAGTCTCATCTTTCTTACATGGCGAGAATTTAAGATTGAAGTGTTAGTAACAGTAGCAGTACCGTTAGTAGTAAGAGTGTGGGCGGTAGTGGAAGTTCCGACAAAGCGTAACTTCGTTTCATTATACCTTCTCTCAACTTTACCGTCTAATACTTTTGCAGCATCATCAAGCATTCCACCTCTAACAATTTCTTGTACATCAAATTCAGACAATGCTTCTGCTTTAAAGGTAAATGGAATAGAGTTACCTACTTCAGCTACCGTAAGCGTACCCCATGTTAAAGCCTGAGTCGTTTCGTGCATGGTGTTGGTTTCGGTTAAGTTTCCACCCATAGTACCAACATTAGCAACTTTCAGCCAGTTGACTGACTGACCTCTGGACTTTCCAAATGCTTCCTTAACATCTACGAACTGTCTAAACTTGAAAAGAGGTTGGGCTGAACGCTGAAAAAACTGATTCAACTTATTGTTAGTCAATACACCGGAGTGATTGACCCAATTCATTTCGTTAGCCATTTGTCTTTTCTCCTAAATTAAATTTAGAAGATTAGACCGCAGCACCTCTCTTTTGACGCATTTCCATATAACGCTTATTCATTTCATCAGGACTTAAATCGTTTACGTTTTCTTTCTTTGACTGAACAGGTCTACCTCCAGAATTACCGGACAGAGCAGCTTTCTTCTTGCGCTCTATTCTCTCATCCATAAGTTCTTCTGTCTTTTTCTGGTTAATAATTGCTTTAATAGAAGGATATATTTCTTCCTTATAAATTTTCTTCCAGCCTTCAGGTGTGTCAACATCAAGTAGTTTCCTACCTTCTATGTATTCCTGTGGGTCTGGTTCTTGCATTATAAGTCCGTGAATGTGCTGTCTTATCATTGGTGTGCATTCCTCAAATCCATCAAATCCCTCTGTTTTAAGTTCTTCGTGGACTTTATTCACCTTAGTTAGAAAAGCCGTTTGCGCTTTTTCCGCTTCAGATTGCGTGTCTTTTGCTTTGATAGAATCTACCTCTGCTGTCAACGCCTCATTCTGCTTTTTCAGTTTGATAAGTTCAGCGTCATAATCCTCAATATACTCTTCATCTCCTGCCTCTTCGGGGTCAATTTGACGCTCTTTGTTGAGCATATCCTTGACCTGATTTTTCAACTCAACGACTTCAGCCTGAAGTTCTTTACGTTTCTGTCGTTCTTCGTGTAGTGCGCCAAGAGGTACGGTCTTATCTTCGGTTTTAGTATCCTCTTTAACTTCTTTCTTGTCTTGTTTTGCTTCTGGTTCTCCAGGTGTCTCTTCCGGTTGCTTTTCCTCTACAGGCTCTTCTACTTCTTGACTTTTAGCATACTCAGCATACATCTTCTCTCTTACAGAAGGTTCACCAGCATCTCCACTTTCGTCAGGAGTCTCCGTTTGTACTGCTTCTTGTTCCTGTGCTACTTCCTCTGTTTCGGTTGAGGTCTCCGCTTTTGCTTCTTTTTTCTTAGGCATAAAGCCTCCTTTAGTAGTTTTACAAGACTCTCGCTTGTTATATCTGAATACGGTTCAGATGACCGATTAAAAGTGATTTTTACCTACTTGCATAATTATGTCAAGTCTTATCTTTTAAATTTAAGACACCATGCTCTCTTCTAAACTCTAATTCTTCTCTTGCAAGAGCAGCTTGACTGTTCAACCACTCTGGCATGGCTACAAATTCATACTTACAAATTTTTATAATTGCCTTTAACTCAGCTTGCTCTTCCACAGTAAGGTCAGGCTTCATTACAAGACGTTTCAATGCTTGGTCTGCTACCATATTAAAATAAAACTTTAAAGTATCAAACTCTGGCATATTGGCAAGTTTAGTTATATCTTCAAACTTACCAAGTTTTTCTATAAATACATCTTGTTCTATGTCGTTAATGTCAACCATAAATTA